AAGCAGCTCCGGCAGGGCAAGAAAAGCTACGAATACTATCTGGAGTACACTCCGAACGACAAGCCGAAGCAGGCGGCAGGGGAATGAGGACGCAATTCTGCATCTACGGGGAGCCGCGAGGTAAGGAACGCCCGAAATTCTCAACCGTATGCGGCCATGTGACAGCCAGAACCCCGGAAAACACGGTTCTGTACGAAAACCTCGTAAAGACCGAGTACAGAATCCAATCCGGGGTTCGGTTTGCTGATGACGCCATGTTGAGCGTGAGGATTTTTGCGTTCCTCTCCGTCCCGAGGTCGGCCAGCCAGAAAAAACACCTTGCCATGATCGACCGCCTGATACGCCCGACACGAAAGCCTGATTTCGACAACATCGGCAAAATCATCTGCGATGCCCTGAACGGCATTGCCTACCGCGATGATGCCCAGATCGTAGACGCACTGGTTCGGAAGTTCTACTCAGACATCCCGCGTGTTATCGTTGAAATCTCAGATATACCGTATGAACAGTAAAGGAGAATGACTATGAGCGACAAAACGTATGTGCTGTCCCTGAGCGCGGACACCTTCAACGCCTTCAAGATGGACTTCGACAGCGCCCTCCAGCGCTTGCTTCAGAAGATGGACAGGCTCCAGAGCGACAGCGCCTCCATCAACTGCAAAATCAGCGTGGCACTGACCCCGGCTCCGGAACGGAACTTCGATGCAACGCGGGAGGGGACACCGTGCAGGTGATGAAGCCCAGCTTCAGCCACGAGATCAGCACCGAAATCAAGGTCAAGGACAAAACGACCGGCAACCTCTCCGGCAACCGCAAGCTGGTGTGGGATGAGGAGCTGATGGAGTATGTTATGAAGGACATCGACGATGGGCAGACCTCGCTTTTCGACACGGCCCAGAGCCGCCAGAATGCTGCGCCCCCTGTGGAGCAGGAACCGCCCCAGCTCCCGGAAGGCATCGTGGATGTTGACTACACGGTCATCAGCGATGACAAGGGCTACATCCTGCGCAACCCCGATAAGTGCGGCATCAAGGACCAGTGGGGCATCCTCAAAGTCCTTGTGGGAGAGCGGATGACGGTGAGCCGGAGTGCAGGCCACTGCTATGCGGAGACCGCAGACGGCATCATCGCCCTCGGCTCTGCCTACCTCGCAGAAGACCCCCGCCATGTGGATGACAGTATTCTGGAGCCTCATCTGGCAGAGGAAATCGCCTGCAACGGCTTCGGCACGGTTCAGGTCGGCGACCATGAGGAGCCGGAAAAGATCGTGGTAGAATGTCTGGAATGCGGCGGCATCCTGCTGGAGGTGGAGAACCCCAACGCCCGGAAGGGTGATGCCGAATGAGGTACGGAACCTGTTTTCTGTGCGGAAAGACCGGTTGGCTGGAGGAGCACCACGTCTACCCGGGGCCATTCCGGGACAAGTCCGAAAAGTATGGCCTGAAGGTGGGCCTGTGCGGCGAGAGCTGCCATCGGAACGGTCGGTATGCGGCGCACCAGTGCAGGGAAACCTCCGATGCCCTGAAGCAGTTCTGGCAGATCAAGTACATGATGGCCCACAAAGCCAGCGTCGCAGACTTCCGGGCGGCATTCGGGAAGAACTATCTGGAACTCGACTACTACGATGATGAAAGGAGCTACCCTATGAACATTATTGCCATCAGCGGCCGCTTGACACGCGACCCCGAACTGCGCACCACTCCCAACGGAAAGCCCGTTGTGGAGTTCACGGTTGCGGTTGACCGGCCCGGCGTTAAGGACCAGACGGACTTTATCGACTGCGTGGCGTGGGAAAAGAAAGCTGAGTTTGTCGCCCGGTATTTCAAGCAGGGAAAGCGTATCGAGGCAAGCGGTGTCCTTACCACACGCACCTACGAGAAAAACGGGGTGAAGCGCAAGCGGACGGAGGTTCGCTGCAATCAGGTCTTCTTCGGCGAGTCCAAGAAAGATAGCGGCTCCACCCCGCAGGCAGCGCCGGAACCCACGAACGATGATTTCCGCCCGCTGCCCGATGATGATGACATCCCGTTCTGAGAAAGGAGAACGCATGGAAGAAAATAAGAATCCCCTTATGGGCCATGTCGTAAAGGTCCCTGCACAGGTGTCCGGCATCCCTGACGGGGTGCAGATGACGGTGAACGCAGCCGTGACCACCTTTGCGGCGGTCGATGGCAAACCGGCTGGCATCGAAAGCATGGGTACGGCAGAATGCAATATGCTTGCCAGCTATACGCGGGGAACGGTCTCGTTCTCTGTCCACGGGGAAAAGCCCGTTATGGTGAGCGTCCGTCTGGATGAGTTGATGAGACTCTTGCAGGCGGCTGCTGCTGTATGTCACCACGAGCAGGAAGACAAGAACGTCACAATTCCCCCGGAAATGATGCAGGAGATCGTACGGGTGGCATCGGAAACAGCCATTGAAAAGTTCCAGCACGAAGCGGAGCGGAACCGAAAGGCCGTCAAGGATAAGCGCCTGCATAACACCAAGCTGCTGCTTCAGAACTACCACTGCTTTGTAGAACATAGCAAGAGTGCCGTGTATGAAGCCAGCCAGCTCTCCGAGGATGACGACTTCGAGGAGTTGATGGAGGAGCTGATGAGTCAGAGCGACGGCAGGGTGAGGGTCCCGGTGGTGAGGAGCATTCAGGAGAGTGCTGCCCACACCCGCATCATCGTGCAGCACATCGACCGTATGCTGGAATACTACAAGTTCCGCTGTGAGCATTCCAAGCGTGCGGAGGAAATGCGTCGGTATCGGACGATTTACGACCTCTACATTGCCCCTGAACCCAAGACTCAGCAGCAGATCGCCGATGAAGAACACGTCGATTTGTCAACCGTGTTCCGCGACCAGAAGGCGGGCATTTCCAAGTTGAGCGCCCTGATTTTTGGATGGTTGGACTAAAATTTTGGCAAAGTTGCAAAAAAGTTGCTATTGCAGTGCAATTACCACTGTGGTAAGATACGAAGCGTGAACCGATGTGTCACCCCGGAAAAACCGCGAGTGGCACATCCGGCCTCGTATCAAGCTGCGAAGCCAAAATATTTCGTTCCGAATGCAAAACCGATTGACTCCGGTGGGTAAAGGGTTAGAATGAAGATAGGCCCAAAATCTTACCGAAAAGGTCAGGAGGTACGACAGATGGAACGAAAATCCGATAAAGTCAGACGTCTGGTTGCAGACGGCGACTTCAAAGGGGCTTTGCGGATTGCAAAGGACTTCAGGCTCGGCATCACGAAGGAGCAGTCCTCCACGATGACAAGAGCGTATGAGTGCATGGTCCACGGCAGATTCTACAAGCAGCTCGGCTATGATCTCGATGAGAAGATAGCTGAGGGTGTGAAGATTCTGGTGGGCTTGTACGGAAGGAGCGAGGCACATGATTTACACCAGCCGGTACAGTAACCCGGAACTCAAGACCGGGAACTACACAGTCGTTGGGATAACGCGGGGAGCGCCTAAGTTCCCCCTTCGGTATACGCTTGCAGGCAACATCATGGAGATCGCGCCGCCGGGTTATCTGTTCAACGAATACAACCGGGAGCGGTTCACGCCGCCCTACTTCCAGCACATGGACAGAGTGGGGACGGCGCGGATTGCTCAGATTCTCCAGCATTATGAGGACATGGGCAAGCCCGTGGTGCTTTGTTGCTACGAAGATGTCCGAAAGCCCGGAGAGTGGTGTCATAGACTGGTGTTCGCAGAATGGTGGCTCCAAAGAACAGGAGAAATGATCGAGGAGCTGCCTGACCCGTCACCAAACAAGTGGGCGAAACAGCCTGAACCGCAGAAAGCGGTTGAGCCTGATGCAGTCCAGATGAAAATGTGGTAATACC